GTCGAGAAACCCGATCGCCGTACTCCCGCCAGCCGGGAGCGCCACCAGGTTGATCACATTCGTTCCACTGCTAAAGTAGCCCTGGATCCCCCCGACCGCGATCGCCAGTCCCGCCCAATACGACAACACGATCGCGCCGTTCGCGGAAATCGCCGCGGCGGCACTCGGCATCGTGAGCCGCAACGCGCCGGACAACGATCCCTTGGAGGACAGTTCGACGTACCCGGCGACCGTGAGGAGCTTGCCGCTCCGCGCATAGACGGCGCTCTGACTGGCGTAGAGCGCCGTCCCCCCGCCCGCCGCTTGCAGAAACGGCGTCCACGGGAAGCTCTCCGGCTGAATGCGCGCGATCTCCGCGTCGACGGCGTCCATCAGGCTATCGACGTCGGCTTTGTCCCAGACGCTCCCCGTCAGCCCCGAGCCGTCGTCATCGACCAGCGTGTTGAACCAGGTGCGATCGAGCGCCATTACGGGACGCCTCCTTCACGGCCGCGCAGCTGCCGCAGCAGGTCGGCAAAGGTATACAGCTTGTTCGTCGCTTCGATCGCGCGGAGCGGGTACGGGTTCCCGCGGGCGCCGCTGATCGCAATCTCCGAAAACGTGATGCGCTGGATGCGGAACGTCCCGCTGATCGGCGGCTTTGAGATGGTCACGGTCACCAGCCGGCCGACCTGCAGGGACGGGTCGCGCGATTCAAACGTCAGCGTGCGGTGCGGGTCCTTGCGCTCCAGCAGCGTAGCTTGCACCGTTGCCGCCAGTTCGACCGGCCCGAGGCGACTGTCACTGATCGCCAGCTCGATCCGGCCATCTTCGTACTGGACCTCGGCCTGCCACGGCAGCTGCAGCCGATGCGCCATCGCGCTGATCGCGTCGGGATCGTCGCGCTCGATCCGGATGGTGACCGTGTCTCCCTTCCGGATCGCGAAGCGCAGCGAGTCTGCCCCGCTCGCGGGAACGCCGACGAGCCGTGGCTGTACCAATACCTGCGTGCCATAGCGTACCGTGGCGGTGATCGATCCAGGGCCTGACGACGGAATCCCGGTGAGCGTACCCGCGACGGTGTCGATCCCGGTGTAGCGCACCACCATTGATCCGACACGCACCCAGCCGCCCGACGCGCCGTTATCCGCTTCGAAGGGAGCGAGACTCGAGACCGGCATCGTCGTGGCGTTCTGGAGCACGTTCCCGGCCTTGTCTTCGATCCCCGACGTATCCGCCGTCGGTGCATTCGCGCCGAGCGCGCCATCCCCAGCAACGTCCACGTACTCGCTATCCGTGGTGTTTAACGTCGCCAGTAGTTTGAGCTGCGCCCCCCCGCCCGTCGTGCGATACAGCTTCCGGCCGGTGACTGCCGCGAGTGCCGACTTTGGCAGCTGTCCTAGCCACAGCGCCGCGAACGGTGGGCCGACGGGCGGCCGCTGCCCGCCGCCGCCTCCGCCGATGGTGTCGCTGTCGCTCCAGACGTAGTTGAGGGTGTACCACTCGCTGTAGGACAGCCCAGTCGGCACGTCGATGTGCCCGGCCCCGTAGTACGTGGCACTCGGTGGACTGCCCGCGGGGGACGTGCGATTGAACAAGATTTGCCGGTAGCGCGACGGCGGCACGTAGCCCGGCGGGTGCAGCGCGGGGTAGTAGGTGAACCCCTGCGCAGACATCGCCGTCGGCCCGGTATAGAGCTGCCAATACTTGCCGTTCCACGTCAGACCCGTTGGCGGGCTCATGCCGTACGATCCGTTGTCGAACGGGAACATGATCGTGACGTAGTACACGCCGCCGATCACCGGCTGATTCGGATCACCGGCCGATGGGCCGTAAGGCGCATCCCGTAACGTCGGCTGCACGGGTGACGGCGGCATCGCGTTCGATACGGTGCCCGTCGCGCGTGGCCCGGGCAGCGATTCACCGGCCGCGGTCAGAAACGTGATCGCGTACTGATACGCGACCAACGGTGTCATCGCCGATCCGCCAGTGAAGCCGGGGCCAGCTTGCCAGACGAACGGCGCATTCGCTGGCGCGTTGCCGGTGCCGACTTGCGCGCCGGTGCCACCCGTGCCGAGGACCCCGCCGTAGTTCACGCGCTGCGCGTTGATCTCGACACTACCGCCTGCCGCCGAATACCAGGACTGCGACTCGTCGCCCTCGTCGATGGGGATCTCGGTCTGCCCGGCCGGCAGATCGACGGCGGCAGCCGCGCCACCGCCGCGCCCGATGACGGACGTCACGACCTGCGAGAGGTCCTCGCGCAGCGCGTGGTGGCGCGACGTGCGCGGACTCGCATCCGTGATGGGATAGGCGTCCTGCGCTTCGCTCGTGAAGACGTGCAGCCGCCACTGATAGTCGAGGTACCAGTACGCGCCGATGCGCTGACAGACCGCGGTCAGACACGCCGGCACTTGTTCGTTGGTGAAGGTGATCACGTCGATGACGGGGAGCCCTGGCTGAATGTACGCCCCGCTGACCCCGCGCGTGTAGGTCGCGATCAAGTCCAGCGCGATGGCACTAGCAGACTCGTTCGTGTAAGTCTTGAGCACGAGGCGCCGCTGCATCAGCCACGTCGGGTCCACCGCGCGCACGTCGTGGACGGTGTTCGACGCGAGGCCCTCCGTGGTGATCGTGTCTTCGATGATCGGCCCGGAGAACAGCGTCTTGTCAGGATCGGACCGATCGCCGATCTGCAGGGTCATCAGCTGCCCGGCGACCGGGGCCAGCCCGCGCGTGCGTACGCGCATGGTGTCCGTCTGATCGTTCAGCACATGCTGCACGCTCGCCCCCTCGATCAGGAGCCCGGTCCCAGGCCCGCCCGACGGGAACACCCCGTCAATGCTGCCCCACGCGATCGCCTCGTAGACGTTCAGCCGGAAGGCGTTGAGCCGCGCGAAGCCGAGGCGCGCGCAGCCCTGGCGGTGGGCCGGGGAGACACTAGCCAAGGCGCACCCCGCTGTGCCGCATCTCCGTCACGAGCTTCGACGCGATCTGATCCGCGCTCGCATTGTTCACGTTGACCGTGAGGGTGTTCTGGTTGCCCCAGGGCTGCGCACTGGCCGGCGCCGCGTTGGCCCACAGCGGCGCCGCCAGCCCGCCGGGGACGCCGGTCTGCTGCAGCTGCTTGAACTGGTAGCCGCTGAGCCCGATGCTGCCGCCGGTCGCGACCCCGGCCTCGGCGTACGCCTGGTAGAGCTGCGCGCCGGCAATCGCTTTCTCGTAGGCCGACTGTGCGACGGTCCCGAAATTCTGCAGCGCGACGGTCAGCTGCTGCTGCGCGCCCGTCGTCTCGCGAATCGCCCCGGTCGCGGCGCCGGCGCCGTACTGCATGTCGATGTACGCCTGCACCAGGTCCTGGGTTTCTTGCTCGTAGGCGTTGGCTTCGGCGGCCATGCGCTTGGTGTCCGCGACGACGGCATCGGCGGTGATGTTCACCGTCTCGCCGACGCTGGCCCACTCCGACCCGAGCCCGGCGACGACGGGCGGCAGCGGGATCGTGGCGAGATACAGATCGCGCATCGCCTGCGGGGCCACGGCCCCGGCGCGCGTGTAGGCGTCGATCGCGGCCCCGACGACCGTGTTGAGCTTGGCCTGTTCGTCGGTCGCCACCTTCGCCAGATTGCCGAGGCCCCCGAGCGCCTGCTGGTACTCCTGGGCCTTGGTGATCGTGTCGCCGCCAAACAACTGGTCGCGCAGTTTCTGCTGCGCCGCCGCCGCCGCCTCCGTCTCCCGCGTCGCCGCCGCCTGCGCCGCCGTCTGGTCTTTCGTTTTCGCGACGTAGTAGGTGATCGCGCCTTCGGTCATCTGGTATTCCCGCGCCAGGTCCTTGACGCTGGCGGTGTGGTTCTCGAGGGCCGCCAGCATGTCCGGCAGTTGCGCGCGATGCGCGCGGATCTCCCGCTCCCACAGGGCCTGCCGGTGCGTCGCGGTGTCGACGGCGGCGGTGTGTTGGGCGACGGCGTTGTAGTTGATCGTCATCGCCTCGCTGAGGTCGGTAATCGTCCGCTTCGCCGTGGCGCTCGCTTTCGCCAGCACTTCCTGCTTGTAGGCCGCGACTTGCGCGGCGTCGCCCGTCCCCAGCAGGTTGGCGACCCAGCGGCCGATGACCTCATCGGACCCGGTCAGGTCGGCGACCCAGCGACCGAGGTTCCAGCCGGCGAGTGCGGCGCCGGCCGCGGCGCCGGCCGTGCCGAGCGCGCCGAGCTCGGTCGTCGTCTTGCCCGCCACCTGGCCCAGCTCGTCGATCAGGCCAATCGGCTTCGACAGCGAGAACCCCAGCGCGTTGGCCGACTGGTCGACCGTGCGCAGCCCCGCCGACAGCTGCTTGAGCCCGGCGCCGCTCGACGCGACGCCGTCGACGGCCTGGCCGGTCTTGGCCAGCGTCGTGCCGGTTTTCTTCGCTTCCGCCTCCATCACGCCGAGCGCGGCACTGGCCTTGGTGGCTTCGGTGACGAAGGCGGAAAAGTCGGCCTGGAGGGCGCCGGTCAGCGGCACGGCTCAGGTCCCGGGCTGGTCATCGGCCAGCAGCGCAAACAGGGATTCGGGCAGGGTCTGCACGGTCTGCCAGCTCAGGCCGCTGCGCTGGCAGACGGCGAGGGTGTGCCGGAGGAGGCGTCGGTAGACGCGGTTTTTTTTAGCGCGTCGCCGGCGGCCTCGACCGCGGCGTGATGCGCTTCGATGGTCTGCTTGAGGTCCCGCGCCACCGCCTGGCGCAGGTTGTTCAGCGCGTCCTGCACCTCGACCGGCGACCGGCCGCGCACCGGGATGCGGTCGCCCTGCGGGTCGGTCAGTGTCCAGTCGATGAGATACGCGATCACCGTCGCGTCGGTGGTCCGGATGACGTCCCGGTGCAGGTCGCCGGTGCTCGATTCGGTGTACATCCGCGACAGCATGGCGATGTACTGGCCGTGATTCAGTTCGGCCCAGACGGTCACCGTGCGGCCGTTCGCGAGCGGCAGCGTCAGTTCCCGCGGGATCACCATGTCCATGCGTCAGCGTCCTTCCGGCGGCCCGAGCGCGGCGGTGAGCGCCGTCCCCTCGAGCCGCAGCGTGTTCGGGAGTACCGGGAAACACCAGAGGCCGGCCGGCCTGGCCCGGCGCGGCGCCTGAAAAATGAGTGGGCGTTGTCGCAACCGGAGCGTATCGATCCGGTCGACGCGGGCCGCGAGCGTCCAGCGGAAGGTCGCGTCCCGCGTCACGGACCAGCGCCCGAGCACCG